CCGTCTTCACCGGAGCTTCGCCAAAGCCCGATTCCATTACCTCTTCCTCGAACGCACGATCAGAGGTCTCTACCGCGTAAATCTCGGCATGCTCGTTCTCGTAGTTCTTGTACTCAAGGCCGAACAGGGCGTTAAGGCCCGGTTCCAGCTCTTTTACCAGTTGTGCACGTGAAATTGCCATGGTTATTTACCCCTTACTGGCCAGCTACACCGGCACTGCCGTACAGGTGTTCGTTGATTTTAACAACTACGACAGTGTAGTTCGTAGCCAGTTCATTGCTAGGTACGTTCCACATGCCAACCAGCTTGAGGTTCAGCGCTGCAGTAGTAGCAATCGTTGAAGAATCAAGCGTCATGTTGGACAGGCCGGTATCCGTAGAGCCCGTGGTGCTAGCAGTAACATCGGCGTTTTTGCCGAAGTCCGACTGCACCGCATCTTCATCACACTGGATGATAAAGAGCTGGTTCGGATCATCAATTACGTCGGCAATAATTTTGCCTTCGGAAACGTTGATGCTGCCCGGGTAGTAGTTTTTCCACGTCGGCTTTTTGGTCGTAGGATCGACGTAAAAGCAGCCGTTGAACACGCCTACCGCAGCAGTGTGCGACGCCGGTGCGAACTTCAGGATGTAGCCATCCTTCAGCGTAACCAGATCGCCCTGAAAAATCGCCCCGGACTGGTTATCGGCAATTTCATACCCGTACTGCTTTTGACCACCAGTAGCAGACAGATTGCCGAGGGGACGCAGACCAAAGGGCTTATTTGCATTCGCCATTTGTTATACCCTCAAAAAGTTATTCACCGCTCCTTAGAGGAGCTGCCGAACGAAACACGGGACTTACGGTTCGGACGCTCGATTTGCATGCTCGAATGAGCGTTGCTCTTCATAAGCTCGTTATCCGCAGCCTGCATTTGGTCGTTCGCGCGTTGATTGTAATAGGCAGCACGCTCCTCTACGGTTTCTTGTGGGATACGAGCAAGAAGCAAGCCACCAACGCTGATCACGCCAGCATGGCGACCGTCATCCATCGTAGGTGCGGGAAAATCCGGGTGATCCTCAGACCGTACCAGCTCATATCCTTCACGAATACGGCCTGCAACATTTGTACGGTCTTCAACACCACCAGCAGATGCCCGAATCCAACGGTGCTTGTATCCCATCGGCGCAGGGGGCGCATCAAGTCGCGAAGGAGGTGCCCACGGACGACGTCGCGCGTTCTTGAGCCGGGTCTCCGACTCACGAGAATCGCGATTCATAGGTTTGAAGTCGCTCATGTCAGTTACTCCTTGACGTACTTGGCGTATTCCTCAAGCGGAACGCCCAGCTTTTTTGCAATAGCCACTTGACTTGGGGTCAATCGGACAGTGCGGCGCGCAGAAGAGTTGATCCCAGAGGATCGTGAGGCCGGGGCTACCGTCTGCACGACACGGTTAGTCCTGCCTTGCGTCCCGGATGCATCCTGAAATTTTTGAGGAAAAGCATCTCGGATACGTTTATCTATTTCATCATAGTATTCGTCACTGCTCGGGTCAATTCCTTCTATCTGAACAAGTTGACGATGAATTCCCCATGCAGCATGGGTCATTACAACATCCTGACCATACCACGGGTTCTTCTCTGCCCAATCCTCCACCCGCGGGTCAACCTGCTGCTGCGGCTGTTGGGCCGGCTGAGGCTGATACTGCTGCTGGGGCTGCGCCTGCTGTTGCTGCACGTACGCCTCATGCTGGGCGTTCGCAACCTGCAACTGAGAGTTTTCAAGCGTCAAAGCCGTAAGCCGCTGCTGGGCTTCCGTCTCCGTGTCAATATCGCCCTCTTCGCGCGCCTTGCGAATGATCTGCTTCAGCGCCACAACCTGTGTTTCAACACGATTGCGCGCCTCAACCAGACGTTCAGCGTCCGTGCGGACAAACTTCTGCTCAATCTGCTGCGCGTGCGCCTGTACCTGACGGGCGTAGTCGAGCGCCGCCTGCTCCCGACGCTCCGTCTCCCGAAGACGTGCCGTCAGCTTATGAATCCGCTTCTGAACACGGTCGTTGTACTCGTCAAGCTCCCGACCCTGCCCCTGCCCGCCTTCATCCGTAACAGTAGGGAGCGCCGGATCCTGTTCCACGACCGGCACCTGAACGGTGGCCGGCTCTTCGTTTTCACCAATGTTGAATTGTGCTTCTGACATGCCTAGCTCCTTACCACAAATGAAGAACGTCCTCAGGGTCAGCAACTACCCCCAAAACCTCGTCGTCGTTGATCAGCCGAATCTCCCCGCCGTCAATCGGGATGCGCGCGCCCGCGTAACGACCAAAGATGATCCAGTCCCCCTCCGCGCACCACGGGCCGGTGGAAAACTTGGATTCATCGGCATAGGCAAGAGAGCCCATCTTCAGCACGTAACCACAGACGGTGGTCAACTGCTGCTTACGCTGCGTCTCTTCCGAAAGCACAATGCCGCCTTTAGTCTTCTCGGCGCCGCGATACGGCAGGATGGCAATGCGCCATCCCGTAGGAGAAGGAATGCGATCAATGACCGCTTGTTCGAGTTTCTCCGGCTTGAACCCTTCTGACGTGTAAGCGTCGTCCAGTGTCGGTACCCGGTTTGCTTCCTCTTCCGCCCACTTACGTTCCAGTGGGGTAAGTTCCATGTGTGGTCCTGCCATTGGTTGCCCTCAGAGTAAAAAGCCGTCGTTGTCCGTTCTCGTTTCCAAAAGATCTTTCACGGACTGTTCTGCCAGCTTTAACCCCTCAAGACGACCCATCATGTAGCGATAACGCTCCATGTCAGAGATCGTGCCGTTCAGGATAATCTCCTCCGCCGCCGAGCGGAGCTTTCTGATTTCTTTCAGCACTGCGTCTGCAAATTCCAGCATGGTAGAGTTCCATGAAAGCAGGCGGTTTAACGCACCGCCTGAAGCGTAAAAGCAAGATCAGTAAATACTGACCTTGCGATTCCCGTCTTTCTTCTTAACTACACGAGCCGGGGCGACCTCGCCACCGTCCTTCTTGTTGCGCGCCTTGCCTGCCTTGGCATAGGCAATCGCAGCCGCCTGCTTCACGGCAGCCGACTTGCTCTTAGGCTTGCTCGTGCCGATCTTTCCCTTCTCTTTGTACGCCCCAACCATCTCGCCGATGTTGGCGCTGATGGTCTTCTGGCTAGAGCCCTTTTTAAGCGGCACTGCGACCTCCTCGTGAGATTTGTAACTGTAGCTTCGCTTGATCCATCTGCATGGACTGCTGCGCCTTCTGCGTCTCCAACTGCAACTTCGCCTGATCCATCTGCATCTTCGCCTGATCTGCCGCAGCGCGCTGGTCCAGTTCCTGCTTCTTCAGGGCTACCAGCGGGTCTTCCTCGCCCCCGCCGGCAAGCTGGCTCTGCATGTCACGAACCTGCTGCATGTTGGTGGCACAACGGATAGCAACCATGCCTTCCTTCTGCAACGCCGACACCATCCGGTCAGGATCAGTGCCGTACATGCGGAACAGATCCGCCTCGACGTCTTCTTCCGACTTGATTCGGACGTGAGCCAAAATGTGCTGGTGCAGTTCCATCATGGCCATAGGATTCGACTGCATTGTCGGAGAAAGTGCCATCATCAAGTGCGCAGCAATGTGTGCATCGTGGTGCTGTCCCGCGAACGCCTTCAGTTTCATGCCGTTCAGCACAGAAGCGTTCTCGGTCATCGGATCACGGGGCATCTGGTTGTTCTGCGGGAGCAGAATACCGTCGATGTCGCGCACGTTCAGGGCCGCATAGACGCGGTAGTACGCTTCGTACATGTTGTGCATCTGCGGAGCAGACTGCGCCATGCCCAACTGCATCTGCGCGAGCTGTAGACGCTGCGCGCTGCTGAAGATGTTCGGGTCAGAAACCGGAACAACCGACACCAGTTTGTCAAAGTCAGTGCGCTTAACGCGTCGGCTGGCGCCGGGGACGTCATACGGGTACTCATCCGGTAGGTAGTACCCGAAACCCTCAAACAAAAGCCTAAATTCAAGCGATTGCGCGTAGTGCAGACGCTTGTGGATGGCCGACATGACCATCGAACCGCGTTCCAGCAGCGCAATCGTCGTTCCGACCTGCGCATACTGGTTTCCATCGCCAACCTGCATGTCTGCAGTGCTAGAAAGGCGCTTCCCGGCCTCCACAACAAACCCGAGAAGCGTAAACAGAACCTGACTCGGCTCCTTGTACGGCAGCGGCAGCAAAGATGCCGAAAGTTCCGCCCCGCCCGCGTCAATATCGCGCCACTCGCCCGGCTGAATCGGGTCGGAGTCGTCCGCGATGCGCGCACCCTTGGCCTTAAAGCCCGCCGGCAGGTTTGCAAGCGTCCCGGCGTCAATCAGTTGACGCAAAGCGCTCGTTGCCGCCTTCGACAGGCCCCCAATCAGGTGTACAAAGCCCAGACCATACGCTCCGGGGCCCTCTACCAGCACGTAATGTACGAAATAGTTACGTCGGCAGCAGGTTTTGTCTTCTTCGCGCCAGTTTCGACGTATTCCGACGACCTGAAGCGTGTCTTCCACCATCGTCACGACGTATGGCAGCTTTATGCCCGTCGGGTTTCCGGATTGGTCAAGGTCCTCAAATCCATGCAAGTCCAAATCGACCAGCATTTCGAGCAAAAACACCTCATGACTCTCGTCAGAGG